AAGGTATGTGCTGACAATATTCAGTTTGAGGAACAGGACGAAGAGTAGAAATAATGCCCGTCTTTAAGTCGGGTAATATCGGGGGTTTAATGAAAAGGATTCCTGCTACTGGTAAAATATACAACTGCATTGATAAGCAGGCTATTCAAGATTGGCTTGATTCAGGGGAAGAGATTCCTTATGGATCTTATTATAAGAAATTTGAAGATGAGTTCGCTAAGTACATAGGAATTAAACATGCATATTTTGTTAATTCTGGAAGTAGCGCAAACTTAATAGCCTTCTCCGCCGCATATGAACATTTTGGGTTACACGATGGGGATGAGATTATAACAGTAGCAGCCTGTTTCCCTACAACTGTCACACCGATAATACAACATAGATGTGTTCCAGTGTTTATCGACATCGACTTAGATACTTTAAATATAAAAACAGAACTTTTAGAAGAAGCATATTCACCAAAGGTTAAGGGCGTTTTCCTTGCTCATTCGCTAGGGAATCCGTTTAATATTGATGAGATGCTTTCTTTTTGCGAAAAGCATAATCTTTTTCTCATAGAGGATTGTGCAGACGCTTTAACAAGTAAGCATAATGATAAATACGTCGGAACGTTCGGACACATTGCTACAACCTCTTTTTATCCGGCTCACTGCATGACTACTGGTGGCGGTGGAATGGTTTATACCGATGATGATGAGATTGGGTTCTTAATTCATTCTTATAGAAATTGGGGCCGTCATTCATGTACATGCGAAGCAAATGAAGACAATCTTTGTGGCAATAGGTTCTCAGGAAATTACGGAATACTGCCATTAGGATATGATCACAAAATGGTTTTCGGCAGACTTGGATATAATTTAATGGCTACTAATCCACAGGCAGCGTTAGGGCTTGCTCAACTGCAAAGGCTTGATTTTTTTACAAGTCAGAGAATAAATAATTTTAATTATCTAAAAATGCGGATACTTTCTAGTAATCTTAGAAGCAAGGTGAAGTTGATAAAGTTAGAATCAGAAGCTTCTCCGTTTTGCTTCCCAATATTGTTTAAAAACATAAACGAAAGAAATGAAGCAAATGAATATTTAAACTCTCATGGAGTAGAAACGAGGTTTTTCTTTGCAGGGAATATTGTAAGGCAGCCTTTATTTACTAACAATAATTATCCGTATCGGATAGTCGGGATTTTAAAAAACACCGATGAAGTTATGTGCAGCATGCTTTTTGTTGGGTGTTATCACGGTCTTAACGTGATTGACATGGAGGTTATTTTTAATATTTTAGAATGTTATTTTAAAGAAGGCGAAAATGACGCCTAATAATTTATTTTGGAGAAATAGGAAGGTTTTTATAACAGGATCAAAAGGGTTTAAGGGTAAGTGGTTGCATTTATGGCTAAACAAGCTTGGCGCGAATGTTATTGAGTTTGATTTTGATATATGTGATCCTGGTCTTTTGTTTTTAATAGAGCAATCAAAACCAGAGATAGTTTTTCATCTTGCCGCTGTAAGCACTATACAAGAGGCAATGAGCGATCCAGCGAAGGCTATATCCATTAATGCGGCAGGAACTTGTAATCTTCTCGATGCATTAGATAAGGTTGGTTGCGCCAAGGCGATTATAAATGTTACGACTGATAAGGTTTATTATCCTATTCAATTTGATTGCGGATATACTGAAAAAGACATTATAGGTGGGATGGATATTTACTCAATAAGCAAAGTCTGTTCGGAATATATTTCAAGGGTATATCGATGGACGTATAAAATGCCTGTAGCGACCGCCCGTGCTGGAAACGTTATAGGTGGTGGCGATTTTAAGTCAACCAGATTGGTTCCTGCTTATTATAATGCTTGGAAGAATGGAACTAAAATGGAGGTTGTTAAAGACGCTATCCGTCCATGGCAACACGTTTTAGACGCTTTATGCGGATATATTATTCTCGCAGAAAAACTGTATGATAACAGTACATATGTAGGCGCATGGAATTTTGCTTCTAATGAATACGATTTAAGAACCGCTCAATGGATAATAGATGAGTTAAATAAATATTTTGAACCAAAAGTAGAATACGATTTAATAGACAATCGTGATTATTATGAAACGAAACAATTAATGATTTCAAGTAAAAAGGCGAAAGAAAATTTAGAATGGGAGCCAAAATATAAGATGGAAGATATGATACAATCCGCGGCTGAGTGGTATAAAAAGTATAATGGTAATAATTTTTACGACCTTGCTTTTAATGAGATATTTAATTATGATAGGAGGTAGCAATGAAAAATGAAACCCTAAGTGATTTATTAGAATCGAAAAAGTGTATAAAAATAATATGCGGCGCGGGCAATGAAAATATAGAATACATAAAAAAGCTTGTAAGAATATATATGATAGCTGGCGCTAGATATTTTGACCTCAGCCCGAACGCGGAAGTATTAAACGCTGTTAAAAGTGTTTTTAATGAACTAGGAACACAAGGATATACTTGTATAAGCTATGGCATTTCAGGAGATCCGCATACAAACAAGGCAGGCGTAGATCCAAATAAATGTAACGCTTGTGGCAAGTGTATTTCTGCTTGCATACAAGATGCTCTCAGTTTAAACGGCGTCATACAGATAAAAGAAAACAAATGTGTTGGATGCGGTGAATGCGTAAAAGCATGCCAATACAACGCCTTGTCCGTGAAGTCAAAGGTTAAGCCAATACATGAAACATTGCCAGATTTAATTAAAATAGGGATAGATAGTGTTGAACTACATATTTCAAGTCAGGATAGTGAGGAATCACATCTTCGATGGAAAGAAATAAGCGCATGTTATGATGGCATTATGTCTGTGTGCATTGATAGATCAAATCATAGCGACATCGCTTTAAAAGAGAAGTTGAACGCTCTTGTATTAGGAAGAGGGAAATACACTACTATAATTCAAGCAGACGGAATGCCGATGAGCGGGAATAATGACAAAGCTTCTACTACGCTTCAATCTATAGCAATAGCTCAAATAGTAAACAGGATGAATCTGCCTGTGTATGTTTTATTGTCAGGAGGAACAAATAATCATACGACGAAATATGCCAAAGAGTTTGACATAGACTTTAATGGGATATCTTTAGGATCTTTTGCGAGAGCTGCGGTGAAAAAATATCTTATTGGAGATATATGGGATGAAAATGCCGCTGTAGAAGCTGCAAAAGATGTCGTAGAAACTTCTCTAAAATATATGGAGCAATTATGATCACGTTAAAACACAATGACTGGGAATTAAGTGGGATAGAAGCAATAATATTTGATAAAGATGGAACGTTGACAGATGTTCACACGTATTGGGGTGAAATAATTAAAATGAGAGCCGATAGGATTGTAAATGAATTCTGCTTGCCGTCAACATATAAAATATATTTAGAATACATGATGGGATATAGCACGGTCACTAATAAATTATCCAAAAATGGGCCAATAGCACTTGTTGGAAGAAATGAAGTAATAAGAATAGTGACTGAATATTTGTGCAAAAACAGCATAAAGACAACAGAAGATAGAATTGGTAAAATATTTGATTCTGTACATGCACAATTCGCAAAAGAAAAAATGGATGAATGTATTAAAATACTGCCAAAGGTTAGAGAGTTCTTGGTGGCATTAAGTGATTATCCATGTTTTGATGAAGTTCTGTTATTTTTGCTTACAAGTGACACAAAAACAAATGCAAAAAAAGGCATGATTAAGTTAGATTTGATAAAATATTTTACAGCCATATATGGCAAAGAGGACAGCAAAAAGGATAAAATAACAGGAAGCATTTGTGGCGATATTATAAAAACGCATGAGTTGAACCCTGAGAATGTAATAGCAATCGGAGACACTAATACAGATATCATTATGGCAAAGAACGCAGGAATAAAAGGATGCATTGGTGTTGCTACTGGTCAGGTTCCGTTCACTAAGCTTGAAACACCATACAAATGTCATAGTTTTTCTGAAATAAAAGTTATTAAGGAGTAAGAAATGAAGCTTGGAACATGGGTAATGATACCTTCTTCTGTATTGGTAAATATTATTAGCAGAAATATTGATTTTGTTATATTGGATCGTGAGCATGGAAACTTTTCTGATAATGATATATTTAATTGCATAAACGCGGCTGATCCAGATTGCGATGTGTTTGTCAGGCCGTCTTCATTGAATGAAGTTGAAATATTGCATGCGTTGGACAGTGGGGCCAATGGAATAGTTGCTCCGCATATTGAAGACGAGTCAATGGCAATAAAATTGGCAGGGTATTGCAAATTCCCGCCTTATGGTAATAGGGGATTTTCCCCATATGTGCCAGCATGTAAAACAAAAGATTATGAAACATATAAAGTAATATCTGACGAACAAACAAAAGTAATAGGAATCGTTGAAAGCAAAAAGGCGTTTGACAACATAGAATCAATAGCAAAACATTTAGATGGTATTTATTTGGGCGTTTACGATCTTTCTTGTGATATGGGCGTCCCTGTGGATGATCCGATAATAAAACAAAAATGTATGGATGCATGCAGAAAAACAGATGGGGATGTATTTGCTTTGTATTCAGATGAGAAAAGCAAAGAGTTTTTGAAATACCTCGGCGTTACACATGCTATGTACAAAACAGACACATGGATATTGGACGATTCTACCAGGAGAATATAATGACTGTAGCTGAATATGTAATGGACTTTATAGCGAAAAAAGGCGTAAAAGATGTGTTTACTGTAGCTGGTGGCGGGTCGATGTATCTGCTTGAAGCCATGTCTAAAAAACTAAACTATACTTGCAACCACCATGAACAAGCAGCTTCGATGGCTGCGGAGGCGTATGCCAGGGTAAGCAAAAACTTTGGCGTATGCCTTGTGTCTACTGGTCCGGCAGCGACGAATGCTTTAACAGGAGTTGCTTGCGCATGGAACGACTCTATACCGGTGATGTATATATCAGGGCAGGCTAAGTCTGATCATCTTATTGGGCACACTCACATGAGGCAAAGAGGAGTACATGAAGTAAACATAGTAAAAATAGTTTCGCCGATAACCAAATACGCAGAATGTATATTGGACCCAAAAGACGCAATATTTATATTAAACACAGCATATGAAATAATGATGCATGGAAGGAAGGGCCCGGTATGGATAGATATACCATTGGATATACAGAACTCAGAGATAGAGCCGCATGAATTAGAAAAACCTGAAATCATAGACGATGAAATAGACGATTTAACTGATCTTATAAATGATATGAATGATTCAAAACGGCCTGTTATATTGATAGGAGCTGGATCTCTTGGGTGCCTTGAAAAAGTTATATCTTTTGCAACAAAACATAACATTGCAATGGTTTCAACAAAAAACGCATATGGATATATCCCGGCAAATACTAAAGGCTACTTAGGAATGGCAGGGGTTTACGGAAATAGAAAGGCGAATGTGGCACTTCAAGAATTTGATTATTTATTAGTACTTGGCGCAAGATTGCCATACTCTGCTACTGGATATAATGTTAAAGAATACGCTCCAAATGCAAAAAAATATATTGTAGAAATAGATGTCGCGCAAGAATTGAATTGGGAGAAGGTATATTGCGATGACGTTATATCTTTTGATGGGATTATATTCGATGATGTTAATGACATAATAGATGCATTAATAAAAGCAAGTGTATCAATAAAAGATAATTATGCTGACAAATATTTAACAATAGAAGACCTTCCAGACTTAAAGCAAGACACCTATTATGTTAATTCATATTCTTTTTACAAAGAGTTGTCAAAATATGATATTCCTATACTTATTACAGATCAAGGAGCTGCTTTTTATTCATGGTCCCAAGCATACAAAGTAAGAGATGGAATATCATTTACTAATGGTGGATTTTCTCCCATGGGATATGGCCTCCCTGCCGCAATAGGAGCGCACAGGGCTTCTAATAAGCCTGTTGTATTAGTGACAGGTGACGGCGGACTAGAAATGAACCTACAAGAGCTACAGACTATATTACATTACAACATGCCTATCACTATATATGTATTTGAAAATAAGGGATACGGAAGTATAAAAAATACGCAAGACGCGTTTTTTAATGGACATTATGTCGGTAGCGACCCCATGTCTGGCGTTACCTGTGTAAACATAGAGAAAATAGCGAATGCATATGACATAAGATATCACATTATCAATAACGATGCAGAACTTTGGAAAATAAAAGATATTGACATGTCAATAAAAAATATAATAGAAGTGAAATTAGACCCTCACCAAAAAATAATCCCAAAAGTGATGCATGCCATAAAAGATGGGAAGATAACCCCAGGTAATTTAGGAAATATGTATCCATATACAAAGGAGTGAGTAGTGAATAAAATAATTGAAGAAGATTTTAGATATATATATTCTATATTGCCTCTATGGTATAGAGAAGAAATAAAAAATAAAAAAATATTAATAACTGGTGCCGCAGGAATGCTCGCATCATATTTTGTGCTATTTTTATTATACTCAGGAGCAATAGTATATGGGATGGTAAGAAATATAGATTATGCGAACAAGTTATATTATAATAATATGAATCTATATTTAATAGAGCATGACGTAAAACTTCCTTTTCCTGACGATATTAAGAATATAGATTATGTATTTCATATGGCAAGCAAGGCGAGCAAAAAAGCATATGAAAGCGACGCTATTGATATTACAACAACAAACTATATGGGGATGTATAATTGTCTGAAATTCGCGGAAGAAGATAAATGTAAAAAAGTAATATATATATCTGCCGGAGAAATATATGGATTTTTAGAGGAGAATAATTTGCCATTAAAAGAATCATTGTATGGAGGTATAGACCCCCTATCTATAAGAGCCTGTTACGGGGAAAGCAAAAAGGCCGCTGAAAATCTTTGTTATATTTATTCTAAGCAACGTGGAGTAAACACATCTATAGGTAGATTATTTCATACTTATGGCCCAGGATTAAGGGAAAATGATGATCGAATATTTTCTAAAGTAATATTAGGGATGCTTTGCAAAAAAGATATAGTAATAAATAATAATGGGAATGACACGCGAGGGTTTTTATATTTGTCTGACATGGTGACAGGGTTTATGAAGATATTATTTAATGGTTGCCAAGGAGACGCATATAATATAGGATCATCCATAGAGGTAAGTATAAAAGAGTTTGTATATGCGGCATTAAAGGCGTGTCCTTGTAAGGGGAGTAATATTATTATTAATTCAGAAGGAGATGATTCTCCAATGTCACGGATATTTCCTGATACTACTAAATTAGAAGGTTTAGGTTGGTCCCAGACGGTGCCTTTAGAAAAAAGTCTGGATAAAACATTTGCTTACCATATGGAGGGGCTTATATGAGACCGTATGTTGTTGTTGCGCCAGATTTTTCTCCAATGTGTGCAGGGATAACAACCTTGCATAAATTATGTCACATGTTGAATGAAAGAGGGTGCGTGGCATATACTACTGGCAGAACGCCGCCTGCTGGATATCATGGATTATTTAATACAAAAACTACGCACTCTTTATCAAAAGAGGAATGTGAATATTTACAATATAATGGTGTAGTCGTATATCCTGATATTGTTCCAGGGAATCCATTAAGGTTTACTAATGTGGTCAGGTGGTGGGTTGGGATACCACAATATAAAAATGACAATGAACTAACTGTTAGTTTAGCAAAGAATCATGATTTTAATATAAAAGTCGAAAATCATTTATGTATATGGCATGTAGAAGATTTTTTTATTCCACCAGAAAACGAGAATAGATATAAAACGTGCTATACTGTCCATAAGAGTATAGAAGCCCCTCCTATTGCAGAAATAGCTCCTGGTAGTATACGGATAGACCATAATTTTACGAGAAAAGAGGTGGTTAAATTATTTCAAGAAAGCTCTGTGTTCTATTCATATGATGATTGTACTCTATTGACTGTAGAATCTCGGCTATGTGGATGCCCGACAAAGATATTACGGCACAATACATTCCCAAAAGAAAATCTAAAGAATAGTGTGTTTTCACGGTATGGAATATCATTTCCTGATGAACAATTAGATATTGGAAGATTGAAAAGTGAAATGCCATTGTTTAGAGAATCATATGAAGCCCTTAAAATGAATACAGAAAAAGAGCTAGATATATTTATAGAGAATACTCAAACAATGGAGTATCCATATGTCGAGAACCCTCTACATGAACAAGCGCCTCAAACATGGTTGCCGTGGGATAAATTTGGTATAAGGAAGTAAAATATGGATGCTATAGAAATAAGGAAGTTATATGGCGCAGGAAATATCTCTAAAAAAGAATATATAGATTATATGCAAGAATGGTATAAACAAGGATTATACGAAATGCCATGGCTAATGGAAAACAAAGATATTGAATCTATAGTAATTAAAGAAGGCGGAATCGAATTCACTGAAAAAAAATATGGGATACGGTTTTGGTGGGATGTTGAAGATACTAGGAATATCCCTATTGAAATACTAAATTTTGGTTCGTTTGAATTAGAGGAATCTGAATATATTATTTCTATGTTAAACAAGATTGAGAATCCAGTATTCTTAGATATAGGCGCAAATATTGGATGGTATTCTATGCTTGTGAATAAAGAAGTTAAAAATTCAGTAATACACGCATATGAGCCATGCAAAGAGACATATAATAGATTTGTTTTTAATTGTATTTTAAATAACGCTAAATATATTGATATTAAAAGTTATGGGCTATCGGATGAAGAGGGGGAAAAACCATTTTATAAAAACAAAATATTATCAGGGAATAGCTCATTAGAACCATTAACCGCTAATCATACGTTAGAATATAGTTATTTTAGAAGACTCGATAATATAGAATTTGGTAGAATAGATTTTATTAAGTGTGATGTGGAAGGTGCTGAATATTTAGTATTAAAAGGTGCTGAGAATACGATAAGAAAACATAAGCCGATTATAATGGTAGAATTAGTAGATAAATGGATGAAGTGTTTTAACTATTCTATTAAAGATGTTGTTGACTTTATGAAATCTATAGGATATAGTTGCCATATGCTTGAAAATGGAACATTAATACCAGTGATGGATATGCCTGTATATAATAAAATAAATTACTTTTTTGTATATGGAGGGGATAAATAATGGTTCATGCAGTAACAGCATTTTCAAGATGGGAAAACCTGAGCTTTTATTTAGATAATATACCTGATACTGGTGTTATTTGGCATCCTATATTTTTAGAAGATGAATGTAAGAAAGAATATGAAGAATGTTTGAATAAACCATGGATACAAAAATATACGACAAGAAAACTTCCTATAAATCAGAACCCATGTAAATATAAATTAAACATGTTTCTTGTAGAATATGACATTGTAGAGCAAGATAAATATTTTTTTATGAATGATGACGATTGGTTTGATACTAGTATTGTACAAAAAATTGATGCTATGGATGATGACGTAATATTTGTTTCTATGAAAAGAGGTCATAATAGCAATGGCGGTCACCCATCTTCTCCTCTTATAGTTTCTCCTGATGTACATATTGGAACAATAGGGATAGAACAGTATTTTCTGAAAGGGAAAATAATGAAACAAGTAAGATTTAGGACTGATTTTGATCTAAGTACTGGATACCCACCCCACAGGCAAGGTGATTCTGATGGTCATCTTGCTGAAATGCTTATGAAGCTATATCCAGTTAGATACGAACCAGACTTATATGTATATTTTAATTATCTTGAGCCTGGGAGGTGGAGACTATGACAACATTATGTATCCCAACATTAAAACGATATGATTTATTGGAGCGATGTATTGATTCTGCACTATCAGGGTCAATGGTTCCAGATAAAATAATAATTATAGACAACGGTGGATCGTTAATTAAAAAATATAAAGGCGTTGATATGTATTGTCCTGGGGAAAACCTTGGAGTGGCAGCATCTTGGAACTGGTTTATAAGAGTCACCGAAGGGGATAGAATTATTGTAAATGATGACATAGTATTTTATGATAATACCATAGAAAAACTTATAGAGCAGCTACATAACAGTGATGGCTTTGCTTGGGTATGCAAGCCTTATGGTGTATTAAATGGGTTTTCCTGTTTTGCAATATCAGACAAAATGATAGATTTGGTTGGATATTTTGATGAAACTATATCGCCAAGGTATGCATATTTTGAAGATAATGATTATGTTCGGAGAATGATATTGGCTGGTATTAGTATGGATAAATTTGATTGTGGCGCTTCTGCCTATCATGATACAAGCAGCACATTAAAAGCATTTAATAATAAAGAAATGCAAGAGCATCATAGAAAGTTCGGTATTGCTCAAAATAATTACATTAAAAAATGGGGCGGCATTCCGGGATCAGAAAAGTATACTATTCCATATGGAGGAAAGAAGTGAAAAAGAAAATACTTGTATTGGGTGATAGTCCAACTTGTGCCACGGGATTTGGCAACGTGGTAAGGAACATATTGGATCAGTTATATAAAACAGGGCAGTATGAAATTACAATTATAGGTATAAACTACGGCGGCCAGCCACATAAATATCCATATAAAATATATCCAGCTATTAATATATTGACAGATAATCCTAAATACAAGAATCCGTTTGGCCTTCAATTGTTTATTGATAATTGTAGCTCTGGATATTATGATATTGTATTTGTAATCCAAGATACTTTTATTGTAAAACAGATGGGCAAAGCTCTTGATGATGCATGGAAAATTCTTTCAAAGAATAAAAAGAAAAAGTTTTCGTCCATTTATTATTTCCCTGTTGATAGCGTATTACAAAAGGATTGGGTAAATGAAGCTGTTATGAAATTTAATTATCCTGTTGTGTACACTAAATATGGGAAAGAAGAGTGTTTGAAAATAAATAAATCTCTTCACAATATGGATATTATTTATCATGGAGTAGATAAAAAATTATTTTATCCGATTGATAAAGCGAAAGCAAAAGAAGAAATATTCCCATCAAGGAAAGGTAAGTATGTAATAACTAATATAGCGAGAAACCAACCTAGAAAAGACTTGCATAAAACTTTTGCGGCATTTTCTTTGTTAAAAGAAAAACGTCAAGATGTATTTCTTTATATCCTAGCACAAAGGCTTGATGTAGGTGGAGATTTAATTGCAATTGCTGAGAATTATGGATTAAAAATAAATGAAGATTGGATTTGTCCGAATGATAATGTTTATGGAGCGAATCAAGGCTTTCCGATAGAAGTGGTAAATAAGATTTACAATGCGTCCGATGTTATAATTTCTTCAACCCTTGCGGAAGGGTTTGGCCTTATGACTGTAGAAGCAATGGCCACTGGAACTCCCATAATAGCTCCAAGAAATACTTCATTAGTCGAGATAATAGGAGAGAATGAAGAACGTGGTTGGCTCTGTGATTCAGGAAAAACCTTAAACGATCATGTTATTATGCCTTGGGATAACAATATACTAAGATCCACAATAGATGTATACGACATGGCCGACAAGATTGATTATGTGTTGAATCATCCAGATGAGGCAAATGATAAGGCACAAAAAGCTTTTGAATGGGTTTCTTCATGGGATGATGTAGGTAAAAAGTGGATAGAGATATTTGCTAAAGCTTCAAACAGGGCTAAGAAATTTGGGTATTTAGGAGGATGAAATGAACGACAAAAAGTTCGTTGATTTAATTGTATTAATACTTGAAGTCATATTGTTTGTTTCCGTTATACTTCTTGCTCTTGGCGGATTGTTTTTTGCCTTTAAATTTTTCTTATTTGCAGTAGATCAGTTGAGGTTGACATAATTTTCTATATAGAATAATATCTATGTATGCAAAATTACTCTGATGAAGAGTTACGTAAGATATTAAAATATCCTCATCTTTTAGGGCATCTTGCGGGGAAAGATCGGTTAAAGAAGTTTCATAGCGACTGGATAAACTATGTATGGTATCCTTATGAACATAGGTCTTTGGCTGCACATCGTGGATCTTATAAAACAACAGCGATAACAGAAATAGGAAGTATAATAAAATTAGCAAAAGAACCGGACACAAGAATAGCGATAGTTAAAAAGACTTTTACCAATGCCGCTGAATCAGTAAGAAATATTGCAAATATAATGATGCTTCCAGATATTCATGCTTTTTTAGAAGATATGTGGGGTCCATGGAAGTTTACCACTTTAAAAGACGGGAAGTTTAATTTATCAGTAAAGCAAACAAAAACGCAACAAGGAAGCATGGAGGCTCTTGGAGCAGACTCAAGATTCACTGGTAAACATTTCGATGATATAATGATTGACGATTTAATAGATTTGGATGACAGGCTTTCAGAGGCAGAAAGAGAACATACTAATACTGTAATAAATGAATTGTTTTCAAATGTTATTGACCCAGGGAAACATATAGGGGCAACTGGGACTTTTTGGCATAAAAAAGATGGATGGTCAATATTACCAACTCCTAAAATTTATACAATAAACGATACAAACTTATTTACAGCAGAACAGATCGAAGAAAAGAGAAAATTCACAACTTCAATGCTGTGGTCTATAAATTATCTTCTTACTCATGAATCAGAGGCAGATCAACCATTCTTAAATCCTAATTTAGGAATGTGGCATGACGATAAAGTAACTGATGTGAAAGCGCATATAGATGCTGCTTATGATGGATCTCACTATTGCGCTTTAACGATACTTGGTAGGCTTCCAGGTGGGAAGTTTAACGGGACCGGTTTTGTGTATCCTGGAAATATCAAAAATTGGATACCGTTCGTTGTTAAGAAGATGGTTGAATATAAAGCGAACAGAGTATACATAGAGACTAATTCTGATAGAGGGTATACTGGAGATTATATCCGTATGCATCCAGAAGCAAAAAGAAACCATATATGGGTTGAAGACTACGATGAACGAATGAAGAAAACAGAAAAAATAAATACTTTTGCTTATGAAATATGGAAAGATATCGAGTGGGATAACCAGGGAATGGATAAAAACTATCTTGAACAAGTTGTTGACTATCTTCCAGATCAGGAACCCGATGACGCAACCGACAGTCTATCCTCATTGGCAAAAGAAGGAAAGTATTCAATTACAAAGACTTGGGACGCGAACATATGGGGAGAGTAGCCCATTGACTATATATAAAATATGATATATAATACTTTCGATAACATAGTTTATCGGAGGATATTATGCCGCGTCCAAAAGGTTCTAAAAATAAACTAACGATAGCTAAAGAAAGCGGTGATTATACTATTGCTTTAAAAGAACTAGATAAGCAATTGCCAGGTGTTATTTCTAAAATTAATAGCGATGCAGTTTCAAATACTGACTCATGGAAGAATTTCTTTGTAGGGCTAGGAAGTGCCACTAAAGATAAAACAAAACATACCGAATATGACTCATTCACTCCTCTTGATGATGATACCTTATCACAGATGTATATGGGTGATGGTCTTTCTTCGAGAATAGTAACCTGTGTGGCAGATGATGAAACTAGAGAGTGGATTTATCTTGAAGGTAGTGGAGCAAAAACAATTGAAGAGAATATGCTTAACCTTGAGGTGGAAGGTAAGTTTAATGAGGCGATAAGATGGCAACGGCTTTATGGTGGATCTCTAATAATAATTGGAGCTATGGATGGCCAGACTCCAGATATGCCATTGAATACGTCTAAGTTGAAAAGCATTGAATATTTAAAAGTAGTGGATAGAACTAGCATCCCCATAAGTGAATGTATTTTTGACAAAAATCCTAAATCTCCTACTTTCGGGAAAGTGCTAAAGTATAAAATAAATTACTTTGTAAATGAAACAAGTGTGCCGATGTATGTTCATCATACAAGAGTTATTCCTTTTTATAATGACCCTGTACCAGCTAAGATGAGAGGATATCTAACTTCTGACAATAGACATTGGGGCATGAGTTCTCTTCAACCAATATACGAGTCTATAAGGGATCTTGGAGGAATAAACCAATCTGTAGCAAATATTCTTTATGAGTTTGTTGTTGGAAGATTTACTGTAGAACATTTAGGAGAGATGCTTGCTAATGGACAAGAATATAAATTGATAAAACGGATGGAAATTTTAAATATGTCAAAGTCAATTATAAATGCTGTTATTTTAGGGGAAAATGAAAAATGGGAACGTGACTATGCTACCGTTGCGGGGCTTCCTGAACTGATAGACCGGTTCATGTTACAACTGACCGGATCTACAGGAATTCCGGTAACTCGACTTTTTGGTCGGTCTCCTGCTGGTCTTAATGCTACCGGTGAAAATGATCTTAGAAACTATTATGACATCATAGAATCAAACCAAAGAAATAAGCTTCAATTACCTATAAGGACAATAGTTGGATTGCTATCTGTCCTTAATAAAGTAGAAACGCCAACATTTACCTTTAATTCTTTGTATCAAATGACTGAAAAAGAAAAGGCTGAATGTGAAAAGATATATGCTGAAACAGAAGAAGTAAAAGCTAAAACAGAAAAAATATATGTAGAAATGGGAGCTAGAGATTCTTCTGAAACAAGAAAAGAAAAAGGTTGGGCAGAAGGCGACGTTCCAGAGGAAGATGATGAATAACGAGTTTAATATATTATTAAGAATACATCTTAAAAAGTTTAAAGAAACTCCAAAGATAAAAACACCAAGGTGGTTATATCCATTAGCGATTGAAAAAGTATATGCAAAAGAAATATCTAAACTAATGAAAGAGTATATAAACAAAAGAATGTTGATATTTGAGCCAGAACTTAAAAAAATGATACAGAAAAACAAATCGTTATATAAAAACGATGCGTTTGAAGAAGACTTTAGGAAAATAAAAAAGGAGCTTGAAGATGCCATTATTGCTTTTTTTGGCGTTGGTTTGTTGTTTACTTCTGATCTCTCAAGGGTAATAGAATCGACTTGTGATAAAATAATGGTCTTTTCTTTGGAGCAGTGGAAAAGACAGACTGAAGCGGTTCTTGGAGATCCGTATAATTCTATGCCGCCTGACTGGATAGATATAAGAAAACTGTGGATAGAAAACAATTATGAAAACATAAAAGGATTAGCTAAAGATTACAACAGTAAATTTATGAAAATAATAGAAACTGGAATAATAGCAGGATGGCTTTTCCCTGATTTC